CGGCCGTGACGTAGACGCGAAAAAATCCATTGTTGTCAGCCAGAACGACATTGCCATCCAGCGATTCCACGCCGTTTACATCCGACCAGATGCTGGCAGCCGATCCGCTGGCTGAATCCGTGATCGTGATTTGAGCATATGGCGCGATGCTGACGCTGTCGCCAGCACGGAAAACAGACTGTTGGATGGCGTATTTCATGGTCAATACTCGATGATGATGATGCCAGCTGAACCAGCCGCGCCGGGAGATCCGCCACCGCCTGATGCTCCCGCAGCGCCTACCGAATACGCAAGCAGGTCTCCAGGCTCACCCGTAAAAATCTTGATTGAAACGCCACCACCACCTCCGCCCATATCGCCAGTGTTATATGCGCCGCCGCCGCCGCCATATAACTTACTGACGCTATTAACTTTGCCGCCAAAGCCAAAAAGAGAGTTACCTCCTTTTCCGGAGGTGGTCGAGTCCTCTCCTTCGATATTAATGTCGCCACCAGACGCTGTCCCTCCTGTTCCGCCAGTTCCTCCCGCTGCCCCACCATTGCCACCTCCAGCAGTAATTGTGGAAAAGGTTGTATCCCCTCCATCTCCACCATTTGTTACCTGACCTCTACCAGCTCCACCACCACCAACAGCTGTGACCTTGATGCGATAAACACCGGTCGGAAAAGTCCAGTTACCACTGCCGCTGGTCAGAGTTGCAATTGCGCCGATGCCGTTAAGCCAAGGCGCACCTGTCCCGCGCTGAGCAATTGCCACAGGATTCGAGTCCAATGCCGACATGGCTGCAGCGCGAAGGATTTTATTCGCGCCAAGGTCGTCAGAATCAAGCGTTGTGTAGGCTGTTGGTGCGGTCATAGCAGTACCTTTCCTGCGACGCCGCCGTCAAGGTATCCGGCGTCGGTTGCGATGAACATATAATACGCGGCATCCGATGCGGAAACATCCATATATTCCGTACCGGCCGCAAATGTGTCAGGTGCGATGCGGCCGAACTGGCCGACAAGCTCTGATTGCGCTTGTATGGCCGTGAACTTTACGCGGTCTTTGCCCTGCTTGGTTTTGAGTACGCGGTAAATCACCTCCTCCGCTTCGCCGAACTCATCAACATCCACAAACGATGACAGCGTGACAAATTGGCCTGTCTGAATGGCATCGTCCTTGCGGTCGAGGTCGAACTCTATCCGCACCGGGACATAACTTCGATTCAGAATCATCCGGTCAATGACGGCCTGCAACTCTGCGCGGTTGCTAGTCGGATGCCACCGGCCGTAGATAGTCAGCGCCCGCCGTCCGTTTATTTCGTTCGCGCCCTGGCTGTCGGTATTGATAGTCAAAAACCCGGCCCGATAGTTGCCGATGTCGTCTTTTGCTTTGGTAGGGTCGCGCTGACCCATCGTGACATAGACTTCGTTCAACAGCCGGTCAGACTGGTCTTGGCATTTCGGGCTGCCGCTGATGATATGCTCATCGTCGGTGATGGTTTCGACGATTTCATCAATGTCAGGCGGTCGCACGCAACGGTATTGAATCGTGCTCGTTTCCTCATCCCACCACAGCGCCCATGTCGATGTTTGCCCAACCAGCTCTTTGATGGTGTCCCTGACGCCTTCAGGCTCGCATACAAGCCGTGTCAGCCGGAATCCTGCTATCCATGTCGTAGCCTCAGTCAGCCAGTCGGAATACGGAATATATGCCGTGTCAATGCCTGCGCCGTCTTCAAGCAGCACTTGAAAAACGTCAATAGGGCGCATGGCCTTGAAGTATGCGCACTTCTGCGCCTCATCGCCTGCGTCATGGCTTGCGCGTGTCGTCTCGTACTGGTCAAAGCCTCCCCATGTCAGCCCTGAGAGCCGCACGCCGCCTGAGATGCTGCTGATGGTCGTATATTTGACAATCTCATCACCGATGCGCACAGCAGAGTAGGACGGCTCCCACGATTGAATATCGTACTCGGTCACGCGGTCGGTAACGATGTCGATCTGTGAGTGAGTGCCTGTACTATTAAGCGCAGCCAGCAGGACACCTGTCGAACGTGGCGGGTACTCTGCGCGGTCATTGTCGGCCAGTTTTAGCGGGTCTTTTGCTGTCAGTGTGACAGTACCAAGCCCCCAGCCTTTGATGTCCTCAGCGATGTACTCAAGGCGTTTGAAGTTGGCGAGGTCAAATGGCTCATGCACAAAACCGCGATACCAGACGACTTTCCGGCCCTGATAAAAAGGCCAGCGCTTGCGGAACTTAGGCCAGAATGTGCCCTGTTGCATGGGGTCATAGGTGCGCGTGGCAACATACGGGTCATAGCCGATGTCATCATGCGGCGCGTCGATGAACCGGAACGATACGGATGCCCGCTTGCCCAATCCGTTTTCCGGGTCGAGTTCAGCTGAATCTTGGTCAGCCGATTGCAGAAATGGCGTATAGCCGTCAGGGATGATGCTGGCAGGCGTGCAGAACTTGGCGTCGAATGTGGTTGCCGCATAATTCGGCTTGTCACGGCAGGTCGCCCACGAGTTTACGCACGTAGATGCCGCCGTGCATGGCGCGACGCCATTTGTCAGCGAACAACGCTCAAGCGTGATATGAACGATGTCGATACGTTCGTGGCCAGGCGCAGCCTTTAGCGTGTCATAGGACATGCTTCGGCCCCTCAAGTCGCATTGACAACTTCATGGCATCGATCTGGGAAAACGATGCGGACGGATCTCCGACAACAGCGCCGTAGATGACGTGTTCGCTAAAATCTTTCAGGTTCCACGCAAAGAAAGCCCCGACTGTGCGCATCAGGTTTCGTATGGTCATCCAGTTTGACGCAATCCAGTCCGGGTCGATAACGTCAAACGTGAGTGATTCCTCAATGCGGGCGGATTCAATCTGCGTGCCGAGAATCTGGCCGGTTACGCTGATGGTGTTGGTCAGTTTTTCAATCGGGTTGTAAATGGCAGGCTCATACCCTATGCCAATACCAACCGGGATTTGTGTCCGCGCCCCGGCCTTAAACACAGCAATGCTAGGCGTCGAACTGCACACAATGCGCAATGCTGACGCGCTGACAGAAGCAAATACCCACGCAATGCAACCGGCTCCGGTACGGCTCAACGCGCTGCCAATCGCCGCCCAAGATGAGCCGTTGTACCATTCGAGGGTATAAGTGCCTGCGGTTGCCGTGACGTAGATGGCGGCATAGTCGATTGATTTCGCGCCGCTGAATGTGGCTGTAATCGTCGCCCCGGCCGATGGTGTCCACCGGCTGTAAGTGGTCATCGTCTGGACGGCAATCGAGGTCGAACTAGAGTTGGTAGCTGACATGGTTGCGTCTTTGACCTCATCAGCGATAAATAGATGCGGCAGGAACTTATTTGCATCCGATATTGAGGTCGCGATGTATGTGCTGCTCATATCTGCATAAACTCCACGCGGCCGAACTTGGCACCGTCTCCGAGTTTATCACCGATTGCCTGCATGAGTTCGGCAACATCTTCATCGCGCCACAGGCCACGACTTTGCACACGAATATCAAGCGTTTGCGCCCTGACCTGCTGCTGTTGTGTGCTGGTGATTCCGGATGTGTCGGGAGTGGTTGCAGTTGCTGAGCCACCGCCAGCACTACCGCCGCCGCCCTTGATGGCATTTACCAGCCCCATGCCGGTTGCAATCACCTGAGCGACGGCGGCAAACTTGGCGAAAAATGGCACAGTCGGGTCAGCCAATGCTTGCGATGCGGCAAGGTATGCATTTACCAGCGCCTGTGCAGCGCCGACCGACTGAATCATTTTGGTCATGCGGTTGCTATGTGCGCCGGATGCGGTATACAGGTCATTCATGAACTTTTGAGACGCGCCGAGTTTATAGGACAGGGTTGACTTGTCCTTTGCGGCTGCATCACGGGCGATTTGTACCAGCTTGTCCTGATGCTCCTGCTCCAGCGCCTCGCGCTTTGCTTTGGCATCGGCATCGCTCAATCCGAACGCTTCCTGATAAGCCGCGAAGTCAGCCAGTTTCTGTTCATAGCGCAGCAATTCTGCCTCGCGTTCGGTCGCAAACTGTTGCTCAAGCAATGCGCGGCGCTGCATTTCCGCATCAATGTCTGCCTGCATCAAAAGCTGTGTTTCGATAGCATTCACTTCGAGCCGCTTGGATTTCTTTGCATCATCAGCGGCAGATTGCGCTGCGCCTTTGCCTGTGCCTTTTGCATCCAACGCACCGCCCGGGACACTGCGCATGGCAGCATCAGCAGCAGCTTGACCGGCTTCTATTTCTGCATCGCGCTGCGCAAGGATGGCGCTGATGGAATCCTCGGACGCATCTTGCAGTATCTTTGCTCGATCCTTATATCGCTTGTTTGCCGCCTCCCACGTGTCGTCCGTCCAGATGGCGTTCCATCGCTCTTTCGCCCGGGTGAACCGGTTGCTGGTTGATTCAATGAAATCGGCCACCCAAACAGCGGCAATGCTTGTCATCGCTTTAACGTTTGACGGCAGGGTGATAAACGCTTCCTTTATATACCAGCCGATGGCCTTCGCGCCAAATGCGACGTTGTTCAGTTCGCTGGCCAGTGGTGCGGCATTGGTCGACGCATCCTCAAAAGACGCGCCCCATGTTGCAAAAAGGCGAGTTGTTTCGGAGAGGATGCTGTTGTCCAGCGCCTCAGAAATTGACACGATGGCGGATGCGAGTTCGCCGGATGCGCCGGTCGCCTTGTCAACCTTTCCCACGTAGTTGATGAAACTGTTCCCGACCTGCGTCATCGCCTGGCCGATAGTCGGAGCCATTTTCCCAAACTGCTCATCAACCGCCGCGCCTTGCTTTTGCAGTGCTTCGACGACAGCATCAGCCGTGATCTTGCCTTCCTGCCCAAGCGCACGCAGTTGGCCAACAGTCACGCCCATGCCGTCCGCAATCGCCTTAGCCAGCGCCGGAGCCTGTTCCATCACGGAGTTGAGTTCTTCGCCCCGCAGCGTGCCGGAGGCAAAAGCCTGCCCAAGCTGCGTCAATGCAGCGGCAGCGGACGCTCCGGATGTCCCGGAAATGACCATCAGCTTGTTGATGGTTTCGGTGGTATCACCAACTTCGGCCAGACTCATGCCCAAGGCATCGGCATTTGTCGCAAGGCGTTGATAGACTTCGGCAGTTTCTTTCAGCGGGGAGCGGGTTTTCTGAGCAATCTCGAAAACGTCTTGCTGTGCTGCGGCCAGTTCTTCGCTGGAATCAGTGACGAGCGAAAGGCGGTTGTTGATGGTGGTATAGGCTTCGGATGCCTCAATGATTTCGCGGACACCAAACGCCACGCCCAGCGCACCGGCCAGCCTGTTGACCATGCCGATTGATTTCTCGCCGGTAGAAGTCAGGCGGTCAAGCGACGTGCTGGCCCCGTCAATCTGCCGGTAATCAGCCTTCAGTATCAGTTCCGCCAGCGTTGTCATCAGCGATTGCCCTCTGTACGGCGGATTCAATCCGCATGATGGTTTCCGCCTCCCAGCCCCGCAGCGGATTGCCTGTCATTTCTGACCACGCCTTGACCTCTTGCCATGACAGCGGTTGACCACGCTTGATGCTGCAATAGTGGCCCCACAGGTAGGCCAGTTCATCAGGTATCGGCGGCGTTTCCAGCTTGCGCGGCTTGCGGCCAGTCTGACGCCAGACACTCATCAGATGGTCACGGAGCCTGCCTGTTCCGCCCTGCGGTGGTTGTTCCAGTCGCGCTTCGGCCCGACAATGCTCTATTAAACTGTCGAGCCGTTGCCGAAAAAAACAGCCGCATCCGATGCCTTACGGTCGAGCCAGTCGGCCAGATACGGAGCGTTGCGCAGCAACTCAATCATCGCTGGCTGGCTGAACTCGTTTTCCAGCGACCACGCCGATACCGTCGAAGCGGTCAACTCAAGCAACGCATCGGCGTGACGCTTGGCGCGCTCATCATCGGTTGCATTGCTACCCATGACAGCGGCAGCGGCAAAAACATCAGCGCGCTTTTGCCGGAATGCATCGCAGTCTACATGATGGATGTGCAACCATTCGCCGGTTTCCTTGCCGTCCGGAGCCGGGATATTAACCCGGCGTCCGTCATTGGCCGCCGGCCGAGTGAACAGGTCGGACGATTTCATCAAGCACGCTCGATAATCAGTTGAGATGCGTCGCTGCTGCTGTAGATGGCTTGGAACGGCATCGTGATGCTGATTTCGCGTTCGCCGCCGACTTCAGGCTTGCCGCCCGTGAACTTAACTTTAGGCAGCGTGAACGTATAGGTGGCAGTGCCGTCTGTCAGCGTGAACACGATGGCCACTTCGGACTCGTCATCGAACGCATCAAGCAGCGTGTCGGAGTCGTAGAAGGCGGTCAGTTCTCCGGTAACGTTCGACCGGCCAGCAGCGCCGCGGAGCTTTGTAGTTTCACCGACAACAGCATTGTTTTGGATACCGTTGTCCAGCGACAACTTGATGCCGGTGATGACGGTCACAGGAGATCCGTCAACGGTGATGGCTCCTGACAGGGAATCCATCACTTTGTCGTTAGGGTCGGCTGTGTAGGATGATCCAGCGATGGCCGTACCAGCGCCTGCATCGTCGCTGCCGATGACGCCAAACGTCGCCTTGACGATGCCGGATGCCGGACAGTCGAGGGAGAACGTGTTGAACTCGCAGCCGGTTGCCCGACGATAGCGGGTGATGTCACCGAAAAACCGTTCAATGGTGAACGAGCGACGAGTCGTGCCGGATTTCAGGACGTCGGTTGCCCATGTCCCCATCATCACCGCTTCCAGGATGTCATCAAGCGAGGCATCTCGGAACTCGGTACCAATGTCGCCAGCAACGGAGCGAACGCCATGCCGGTAATCAGCAACTTGCCGGTCAGAGCGGATGGTTTCGGACTGAAAGCCTTCTTTTTCAAGGCCCAGCGTATGGTTGGTAGGGTTGATGACCTTGAACGTCGGCGTAGCCGGGGTCGTTCCATAAGTCACCTCGGCCACGTAGGCCAAACGGGCGCGACTGCCGCCAGCTACTGTCATGTCGATCTCCGCACATAGGCTGCAAAATTGATACTGACGGTAGCACGGAGCCAGCCGCCTTCGGATTTAGGGCCGTTGAGTTCAGCGCCCCAGATGATTACTTGCTGGTCATTATATGTCAGGCGTCGGCCGGATGGAAACGCGGCACAGATGGCGTCAACGGTTTCCAGCGCCTCGCCATTGCCACGGCCAGTGCGCATCATTACGTCAACTTGCAATACCCCTGATACCTCGTTTGTCCCGTCATCGCCCATCGTCGCCGCCGTGTTACCGGCAGGCAGGAACGTGATGCGCGCATGATTGGTTGTCGGCGTCTCGTTGCGGTCTGGCAGATATGTCGTCAGGCCGAAGCCACCATCATCCCAAGCGGTCAGCAATGCAGACTGGATATCGGCATATCTCATACCTGATGCTCCCGCGCTGATTGCTCGATTATGGATTTGATGCGGATAAAGTTGATGCGCACCATGCCCTGTGCCGCTTGCTTGCTGTGACCGTACTCTATCGACTCAGCGTATGGCAGGTTGTTGACAAGATAATTTACCTTGCCCACGCCTCCGACTTGCTGCGCGATTGTGGATGCAACCATTTGCCCGCTCTTGTCTGTAACATCTGTCACACCAGCAGCAGGAGCGCCGAGCGTGATTTGCCAATTGCCACGCAGACGGCCAGTATCAACCGGCGTACTCATGACGGTGCTGGAAAACCATTTAATCGCCACAGCGCGGCAAGTGTCGTCAAGCGACCGATTGCATTTTTCGGCAAACTTGCGCAGGTCGGATGCAAACCGTTGATTGCTCATCGCCGCACCTGCACGAAATAACAGATTGGCGTGCCTGCCGGATTGACGTCCTTGATGGCAACGATAGTCCACGACAGCGCCTGACCCGGACTCAGGATGATTCCCGGTGCAGCGCCTACGGACTCAGTCGTTACCATGCCGGAAACGTCCAACAGATCGCCCATGCGTGGCGATACTGACGCATCAATGACCATCACGCGGTCGGTATCCTGAATGCGCGTACCGTCAACAAGGCTGCGGTCGATGTTGGTAAAAACGCCGATAGTGGTCAGGTTTATTGTCCCGCCAGATACAGGCTTGTTGGTGATGTTGCTGAAATTTAGCGATGGACGGGTCAGGACGATTTCTTGTCCAAACTCCGTCAATAGCTCAGTCGCCATTGACGCCATTTCATCATAAAACGTCATGCGCGCACCATAAACGCCGTTTTCGGCTTGCACACAACGTCGAGATAACCGTTTGCCGCCGTGAATTGTGGCAGGCTGTATTTGCTGGCTGCGGACTCGAAATACTCGATACTGACCGCGCCTTCGACTCGCTTTGACTTGACTTGGCCTACGCTCGACGGCTGCATTGTTGGTTGCAGGTCGATAGTGTAGGCGGCGATGGACAACTCACACTGCGCATTGACAAGCTCAGTCGGGATTGCATCGTTGTTGATAGCGTAGCTGTCAATAATCACCCATTCGCGAGGCCATTGCAGTGGCTGCGTGCTGGATGTTTTGATGCCTTGGAAACGATTGCGACGCGCCTCGATGTAGTCCATTGCCTTGATGAGCAATAACTCACAGCCTGCGTCAGTGTCGGGGAGAGTGTAGCCTCTGGCATCGGCATACGCCTGCAACGTCGCTACGCTGGCGTAGCTGTTTGCGGCTGCGTTTGTGCCTGATCCTGTTTCAACCGTGATCGTCATGTGCCGCCCCGGATGTGAGAATGGGCATCCTTGCCCGGTGATTCATCAGCCCAGCAGCAGAGCGGTATGCTCAGGCTTGATACACTTGACACCCCATGCCAGCGCGATTTCGTAGCGAATCTTGCGGTATCCACCGTAGATAGCCACTTCAAAGGACAGGCCGGAGCGCGGATCAGTGATGGTCATCACGTCAAGCGCGTTGTCACCCTCTGCCGGACGCTCAGGCAGGCGGGTAGCCAGCACGATGGCAGAACGGGAAAACGCCATGCTACGGGCAGCAGCAGCTACGATGGTGATGGCGGTTTCAGATGCGGCAATGGCCTTGCGCAGACCGGGTGCGGCCAGCACGATAGTTCCGCCGTTGCTGATGTCGGAATCGCCAGTAGTCACCACATACTGATTGGTATCACCAGCAAACGTGATGACATCACCGGCAACAACAGTACCAGTGCCGCCAGTGGATTTCAGGGTGATGGTGGTCGCGCCGACAGCATAACCAGCGGTATTGGTCTTGACGGTTGCGCCAGTGCCAGCAGTCGAGGTAACAACCTGACCAGATTCCCGGATGTTCAGGTCGCTGATGCGTGTAATGACGCCTTGCTGGGTGATCGGCAGCTTGGACTCATCGCGGGCGCTGTTGACGTTCAGCAGGGTGCGAAGTGCAGCACCGGCAGTGGTATCCAGCACCAGACTGGCATCGTTTACAGGAGCACCGTTATCGACCAGAATCTTGCGAGCGCTGGTCAGGGCGCTGGTGTTGGTTGCAAACGGGGTAGTACCGGCAGCACCAGCGGCGCGAGACATGACTGCGTGCAAGGCGCAAAGGTCGGTTTCAACCTCGTTGACAGCAGCACGCATGGCTTGGGCAATCTGGTTGGCACGGATGCCAAGATAGCCGGGGCCATTGTTCAGGCCGCGTTGTTCTTCGCCATTCCATGAGAACGGGAAAGCGCGAGACTTGGTGATGGAAATGGTGCTGTAACCGATGGTCTGGTCAGCTTCGGCAGGAATGGACATAACCGGAGTAATGTCAGCGCCTGCGGTATTGGCCGGAGCGATGGGAACGCGGACGCTTTCGTCGACGGCGGCGCGGTTGACGCTGGCATCGACAGTAACGGCGGGAATCATGCCGACCAGTTCACGGGACACAACATCCAGCGCGGCATAAAGGTCGGGAATCAAGTTCGTCAGGGTATTCGTGGTCATAATGCACCTATGCGGTTTGGGGTCAGTTTACTTTGCCACCGGCCTGGATGTGTTGCATCTGCTGTCCGGCTGACATTTGCTCAAATTGAGCGCGTGTAACAGTTTTCGCGGCCCCGCCGCCTGCACCAGTACCAGAAGCCCCGCCCCCGGTCGCTTTTGAGCCTGCCAGTACCGGCGCGAACGCCTGATTTGCGGCAAACTCAGCCTTCAACTCATCAACGGTCAGCGCTGAACGCTTGCCGTCTGTCCCCAATATAATCGTCTTGGGTTCGCCGCCGGTCGTATCGACTTCCAGCCGCGCTTTAATGTGGGGAATCAGTATCGCCGCGCTGCCTTGTACGGCAAGTTCATTCGCCAGGCTCACGGCAACATTATCGACCAGCATCTTGTTCAGACTGCCCCGCAGTGCGGACAATTCGCTGTCTTTTTCGCCAATACCCTTAGCGTACTTCTCTTGCCAGGACTTTTCAAGGGCTGAAACATCACCGGACTTGCGGGCGGCTTCTTCGGCGGCCCGTGCTGCGGCTTCTTCGGCTTCTTGTCGCGCCTTGGCTGCGGCCTTTTTCTCGTTAAGCAATTCGTCAACCTTCTTTTTCAGGCCGGACGTATCCTCGATGCCTTCGACTTTCAAGCGGTACTTTCCGCCTTCTGTCTTGTCGTAAAGACCAGCAATCGACGCATCCAGACCTTCAACCGTATCAATCTCGTACTTCAATGACATAATGCACCCCGTGCATGATTCCCGGCCCTGCCGGTTTTAAATCCCTGCCCGCTTGAACGCCAGCGGTTCGAGTTCCCGCATTTGTTCAAGCGTCAGGGGTTGGAAATTCTGGCCTAGTTGCAATTGCGTAAACCTGTCAGCCGATAATCCGCCGCTGCGCAGTAGTTTACCACGTGCAGGGCCAATAGCCGCATCCTGGAATCCGGCAGGCTGTGTCTTGAGCCATTCGTAGTAAGACAGGTCGGCCGCTACCTGTTGCCCACCTTCTGCGCCATTGCTTGACTGCGTTGCGCCCTTGTCGAGTATGTCAAAGGCGTCATCCAATACAGGGACGGTCGTAGAACGGCAGGCCGGATGCAATGGAGGACGCGGCCCTTTATCAATCGGAAACCTGCGTCCACTCAACGCACGGCATTGGCTGGTTGTGCGGCTGTCCAGCGTCGATACCCATTGCACGCCGGTTATCAGGTCACTATTGGCCTCATAGGTCTGTTGCCGCGCCACGGTCGACATGTGCTGGACGGCGGTACGGACGACAGTGCGATTGCTGCGGTCAATCTGCGCCAGAGTGCCATCCTGGAAATTGGCCTTGGTCGTGCCGCGCAATGCTCTGACAATCTGTTCGGTTGTTTGGCCCTGATAGTAACCCTGCCGAATGACGCCGCTGATTTGCTCTATCTGACCTTCTGACCAGTTTTTCAGCCATGATTCCAGCAATTGTCCCTGATTGTAGCCGACGACAGACAGCGGCGCGGACAGCACGGCGGCGCGTACTTGCGAGGCTGCGGGGATAACGGCTTCAAAGGCTGGCGTAGTCACAACGGTATCCATCGACTTGGCTTCAAATTGCGCCTGCTGGATTGCGGTATCAACGAGGTCGCTTGTCAATGCGGTGCGGTATTCGCCCAGCACGGCACGCAGATCTGTCTCGATTGAGTCCAGCAGCACAGCCACGCGGCGAGCCTGATAGCCGGTCAGGTCACCAGCGGCTAGGCGCATCCGCAGGATGACCTCCATGCGTTTCAGGAAAGGCGCGAACTTTGCCGCCTGCCCTGATTTCAGGCGTTCAAGCAATACTTGGCTACGGGTCGCGATGTTGATCGACTCAGGCGAGACATTGCCTTTGATTTCTGCCATCAGGAGTTACCAAAGTCCAGTCCAGCCGAACCGGACGCGGCCAGTTCTTCGCGGATCTGTTCGTCGGTCTTTTCCGAGTCAATGACGTCCATTTTGCGCATAATGCGGAACAGGTCAGAATCAGGCAGCTTGCCGGATTGGTTTGCAGCGACAAGCGCCGTCAGCATAACGCCATCGACTGAGAACTTTCCAGGCTCCACGTGCAGCGTGTATTCCATCGCACCCGTGACGCCCATCCATTCGCCCATCCATTGCAGCGCCAGCGTGTACGCCTCGCTCACGTTTGCGGCTATTAGCGACACAACAGAATGCTCGGACTCGTTTTCGGCTTGCGCCTCGGTTGCAGTTTTGACGGCACTACCCGGTGTAATCAGACGCGCGCCAATTGCTTTCATCTGCGCTTCCTTGGCGTCCATCGCTTCCTTAGCCAGCACGTTGGGTTGTGCCTGCGCGATGCCAAAATTACCGCCGTCCGGTAGCAGCATGGCAGCACGTGCGCCAATGTAGATTCCTTCCTTTTGCAGCCAGTCGCGCCATTCTTCGGACAGGCCGGAAATCCACGCTTGCGGCTGGCCAATCATGTAGACGGAATCTTCGTAGTCGGCAGAATTGCGATAGTGCGCGAGGTTCAGGGTCGCAAGGTCATAAAGCGGTGCAGGATCGCAGGATGCCGAGTTGGATATGCTGCCAATGAAGGAAAACGGTATTTGCGTCCATGCCCCGCCAGAACTGTTTAGCGGCACGTTTTGCGAGACCATGTCCCATGATTGGGTGTTGCTGTTGAACTGATACAACTCGATGACGTAGATGCCGTTCGTCAGGCGCAAAACTCGGTACTGATCGACTTCCTCCGTCCCGAATCCGTCATCCGTGACCTGCTCGGCGCACTCCTTGAGTACAACAAGCGAAAGCACATGATTGGCCCCGACTTTTTCCGTCCGCCAATTGATGATGTCCTCGGCCTCATAAAGCGCCACAGTCGAGCGGATGCGGCCTGATTGCATGTCGGCAAGCGACGCCTGTGCGGAGGTTTGCGGGTAATCGACCAGGATGCCAACGCGGCCCTTTTGGATGACCCCTGAGGCGGCGACTTGAGACTGTTGATAGATGCTCAGCCCTTGTCCGTCAATGTCGTCCGTCACATAGCCAAGCAATGGCGGAACAGTCAGCGTCGGGCTTTGCGAGAAACACGCACCAGTCAGTGATTGCAGCGTCCGACGCGATACGTTGTAGTAAACCGCACGCGCCAAATACTGCTTATATCGCTCGGTATTTTCCGGACTCTTGTCGGCCGGATTCGGCTGTGGTAGGTACTTGTTGCCCTTTTCCTTGACCTCTTTCTCGCCAGCGCAGGCATCCTCGACGAGTTCCCACGCGGCGTAGTTTTCGGCATATTCGCCGTGCTGGAAAGTTACGTCTGCCATTAGTAGGCCACTCCCATTGTGATGCCCATCGGTGACTGTTTGCCCTTAATCAATCCGCCCAATGCATAGCGCACGGCATCCCAATAATGATTATTGGCATCTTCAATGTCCGGCAGTATATCACCTGTTCGCTTGTCAGTCTTGAAGCTGTACAGCCTAGCTTCCTTCTGTATTTCCGTGCATCGAACATGTATGACAATTTCGCGGAATGACTTGATGAACGAGATGCCATCTTCAACGCTGCCTGACCATTTCTTTACAGGCTCAATGCGGGGCATGTGCTTGCGCTGCTTGTTGGAATCTGCCCGTTTCAGGTAACTAATCGACTCAGGACGCGCAGAATCAGCGCGAACGACATGCGCACAGATGCCCGGGATGCGTTTTTCAAGATAGTCGGCTGTGTCGTCCAGTTCCAACTCCACGCGCCCGGCCTCACGCTCAATCCACAACCGGTTGTCGTGTATCCAGCATTTGACGGCAGCGCTCGGGTCGTTTGCAAAGCCGAAGTCTAGGCCGTGATATGGCCCTTGCCAGTCCGGGGCCGGGTCGAACTCATCAATGCGCCATTTGCCCTTGAATATCTGGCTCTCGGATTTCGTGTTGTACCCGCCTTCCCAGACGTGCACGAACGAATCGGAGTTGTACTTCCGGTCGTACTCGCGTTCCTTGCGCAGCGTCTCAGGCAGGAACGGATTGTCCGTGCTGTTGACATGCACGAGAATAAAATCGGACGCTTCCTGGCCGGTCTTGGGCCTGTCTGCAAAAAACTTATCAACAGGGTCGTCCGGCTGGTCGGGGTTCCAACTGAACCAGATTTCCGAACCCTCGTTGCGGATTGTCGGGCGCAGCAGTTCCAGCGAGCGGGCGGACAGGTTTTGCGCCTCTTCCACCCATGCCCGATCAAATCCTTCCAGCGACTTGATGGAGTCGGCGGTGTGGTCCTGCATCCCCTGAAAGATGATGATGCCGTTGCCGTTGCGTGAGCGGATCTCGGTGAGCGTGACTTCGAACAGATGCGAGACGCCAAGCGCCGTGATTTTTTGCTTCAGCAGCTCGCGGGCGGAAAATTGCAGTGACTTCTGGATTTCGCGGATACAGACAGAGCGCTGATGCGGGTTTGCCGCGTGTTCCTCGATGAGCATTTCAGCGAACAGATGCGACTTGCCAGAGCCTCGTCCGCCTTTTGCGCCCTTGTACCGGGCAGGGTATAGCAGTGGTTCAGCCCATGCGGGCGTCTCAATTACCAGTTCCATCATGGGTCGGCTTGATGATGCGGCGGGTGATCTGGGTCACTTGTACAGTGCCGGTATGCTCGGTCTCAGATTTGTCCTTCCAGCCGAACCGGTTCTTCATGTTGAAAATCCAGACGGTCGAATTACCCTCAAGCCCCATGGCCATTTCCCGACCACGTTCTTCCCACCAATGCTCGCACAGTGCCTTGGCTTCCTTTACGGTTTCACGAAAATCCTCGGAATCTTCAAGCAGGGTTTCCCATGCCGACATGCCAATGCCCAATTTGCAGCGGATGGTTACAGCGGATTGCCCGTCTTGTCCACACTGACGAACGATCTCATGCCAGTCATCCGGAAGGTCTGCTGTGGTCGTGCGCGGTCTCCCCGGCGGTCTACCTGTTGTCATTACCGCTTCCTCCACATCTGCCACAATTTCGGCAGCAGCAGCACAATCTGGATAACCGTGTAGATGATGGTGAGCACAATCAGCCAGTCTTGCAGCGGGTATCCAGCAATCACCATGCCGGAGACTACGACCGGCGGCGTAACCTTGGCCGTCACCGCGCCCACCTCCGCTACGTGTTGGACTTGCTGTACATGCTCAGTTTTGCCCAGCATTGCCCGCGCCCTTGGTACTATCCTCAGACAGGATCAGCTTCAGCCCGGCGGATACACCGGCCAGAGCTGACAGGTAGGCGGCATAGGCGGGGAAGACTGGCGTCAGTGCCAGCGCCACCAAGCCGATACCCGACCATGTGGACTGGCGTTTGAGCTTGCCCTTGATGCGGGCTGTGGTTGTGCTCATGCGTCACCTCGCAACAAAAGCCCGGCGCTTGGCCGGGTATGGGGTATGGGGTATGGGGCATGGGGTGATACTATCCCACTAGGGCCAGCAACGGCGAGTGCCGGTTGGAATTGATCGGGCAGCATGGGCATCAGGCCGATGCACATAGCCGCGAGTCCGCCCCAACTGGACGGCTCCCTGAACCGTGAGCGCCGAGGTGTCATTGCTGCACCGTCAGGCAGAGGATTACGGTTTTCATCGTTGTGCGCTCCACCACTGTTTAACATCAAAACACGGGCATTCCTTCAGCCAGTCGCGCCGGTCAATCTTGCCATCTCCGTTGCTGTCGCCGAAAAAGTCCCGGTGACCCTGGATCACGGCACGCGGATATTTTGCGTGGAGGCTGGTCAACAAGGCGCGCAGGCTGTCAAATTGTTGCTGAGTGAAATTATTGACCGCTTTGCCGTCCGCATCAATCCCGCCAATCAAGCATACGCCCAGGCTGTCTCGGTTGTGGCCCTCAACATGCGCGCCC